GCTAAAGTTATTGAAACTCCACTAGCTTTTAAAACTCCAATCAAAAAAGGTGATATTGTTATAGTACATCAAAATATATTTCGTAGATTTTATAATATGAAAGGCGAACAACAAAATAGTCGTTCATATTTTAGAGATGATATGTATTTTGCAGCACTAGAACAAATTTATTTATATAAAAATATAGGTAAATGGACTTCTATTAATGACAGATGTTTTATAAAACCACTTAAAAATACAGACAAATTTAGCACGCATAATGAAGAGTCTTGTATTGGAGTACTAAAAATTGGTAATAATACTTTAAAAGGTATTGAAATCAACCCAGGAGATAAAGTTGGGTTTAAACCCGGAGGAGAATGGGAGTTTATGATTGATAATGAGCGTGTATATTGTATGAAATCAAATGATATAGTTATAAAGTATGAATACCAAGGAAACGAAGAAGAATATAATCCAAGCTGGGCATAAAGCCGTTGAAGAACTTATTAAAGTTGCTAAAGAAGCTATTGTTGATTCTGATACTGATATTTCCGCAGATAGACTTAAAAACGCTGCAGCTACTAAAAAGTTAGCTATATTCGATGCTTTTGAAATTTTAAATAGAATTGAAGAAGAAAAAAATATGTTAGAAGATAAACCCAAAGTAGAAGAAAAGAAGGAAAAATCTTTTAAAGGGTTTGCAGAAAGGAGGTCTAAATAATGTATAAACAAACTTTATATAAAATATTACCAAATTACGTTAAGTCTAAAATTCTTAAACGAAATAATAGATATAAAAAATGGGAGTACGGATATAATGAAGATCATGATTTTATAGTTATTAGTAAGACAGGAATGATTGGAGAAGTATATGAAATCCAAGGATTAAAAATAGCTTTACCTAAACAACCTAAGAATGTACATAAATTTGAATCTGGAAAATGGGAGAAGAGTTTTTTGCCTAAAGTATTAGGTAATATTAAAAGTGTATTTGAATGGGATAAATATCCAGAAGATTTTAAAGAAAAATGGTACGATTATATTGATGAAGAATTCCAAAGGCGTGAAGATGGTTTTTGGTATTATAATAAAGATATACCAACATATATACCAGGTACTCATTATATGTATTTACAATGGAGTAAAATTGATGTTGGGCCTCCAGATTTTAGAGAAGCTAATAGACTATTCTTTATATTTTGGGAAGCCTGTAAAGCAGACATCAGATGCTATGGAATGTGTTACCTTAAAAATCGTAGATCTGGATTCTCTTTCATGGCCTCAGGAGAGGTTGTAAATTTAGCGACAATATCAAGTGATTCCAGATACGGAATATTATCTAAAACTGGACCAGATGCTAAAACGATGTTTACTGATAAGGTTGTTCCTATCTCAGTTAACTATCCATTCTTTTTTAAACCGATTCAAGATGGTATGGATCGACCTAAAACAGAATTAGCATATAGGGTCCCAGCTTCTAAATTTACTAGAAGAAAGATTATAACTGGTGAAGTACTTGAGGAATTAGAAGGTTTAGATACTACAATTGATTGGAAAAATACAGGGGATAATAGTTATGATGGTGAAAAATTAAAACTATTAGTTCATGATGAATCTGGGAAGTGGGAAAGACCTAGTAATATTTTGAACAATTGGAGAGTTACAAAAACATGTTTACGATTAGGTAGTCGAATTATTGGTAAATGCATGATGGGATCCACGTCTAATGCCTTAGATAAGGGTGGTGATAATTTTAAAAAACTATATGAAAGTTCCGATGTTACAAAAAGAAACCGCAACGGGCAGACTCGCTCAGGATTATATAGTTTGTTCATACCTATGGAATGGAACTACGAGGGATACATTAACACTTATGGATTACCTGTATTCGAAACACCTAAAACCCCCCATGAAGACCCTCATGGGCAAAAAATTAAATTAGGTGTATTAGATTATTGGAAAAATGAAGTAGATGGTTTAAGTGAAGATCAAGATGCTTTAAATGAATTTTATAGACAATTTCCACGAACTACTAAACATGCTTTTAGAGATGAATCTAAAAATTCTTTATTTAATCTAACTAAAATATACCAACAAATAGATTGGAATGCAGATATAAAACATAGCAGTGTTATAACCCAAGGATCTTTTCAATGGGTTGGTGGAATTCAAGATACCGAAGTAATATTTGTACCAAATAAAAGTGGTAGATTTTTAGTCTCATGGGTCCCGCCTACTAGATTACAAAATAATATAATACTAAAATTAGGTAAAAAATATCCAGCTAATGAAAATTTAGGAGCATTTGGTTGTGATCCTTATGATATATCAGGGACTGTAGATGGTAGAGGGTCAAATGGATCTTTACACGGCTTAACTAAGTTTAGTATGGAAGATATCCCCCCACAACATTTTTTCTTAGAATATATTGCACGTCCTCAAACGGCTGAAACATTTTTTGAAGATGTATTAATGGCTTGTATATTTTATGGTATGCCATTATTATGTGAAAATAATAAACCTAGATTATTATATCATTTCAAAAGACGAGGATATAGGGGTTATGCAATGAATAGACCAGATAAAATATATAATAAATTATCGGTTACTGAAAGAGAAATAGGTGGTATACCTAATTCAAGTCAAGATATTATACAAGCACATGCTGCTGCAATTGAATCTTATATAGAAGAATATGCAGGATTAAAAGGAGATGGTACTTATGGAGATATATATTTTCAACGTACTTTAGATGATTGGAGTAAATTTAATATTAATAATAGAACTAAACATGATGCCTCAATTAGTTCAGGCTTAGCAATCATGGCATGTAATAAAAACAAGTATAGACCAGTTCCAAAACTTATTAAACAAGAATATGATTTAGGAATTAAAAGATACGATAATACAGGAGCACTATCCAAAATTATACAATAAATGAAGATAAACTATAATACTAATAGTCCTTTTCCGAGTCAAGTAGTAAGTGACGCAGAGAAATCAAGCTGGGAATATGGAGAACAAGTAGCTAGAGCTATTGAATACGAGTGGTTTAGTCAAGGTCGTACTAATGGTAATAGATATTTAACTACTTGGAATAACTATAATAGATTAAGATTATATGCAAGAGGGGAACAACCTGTACAAAAATATAAAGACGAATTATCTATTAATGGAGATTTATCTTATCTTAATTTAGATTGGAAACCAGTACCTATAATATCTAAATTTGTAGATATATTAGCTAATGGAATTTCTGCAAAAGATTACGATATAAATGCTTATGCACAAGATCCAGAATCTTTAAATAAAAGAACTAGTTATGCTAAAATGTTAGCAGAAGATATATTTGCAAAAGATACTATGAAACAAATTACTGAACAATTGGGTTCCGATTTGTCTCGTACTACTATATCACAAGAAGAATTACCAACTACTAAAGAAGAATTAGAGTTGCATATGCAATTAAGCTATAAGCAAGCTATAGAAATTGCAGAAGAAGAAGCTATTAATCAAATATTAGATCAAAATAGATTTGATTTAATTAAACGTAGAATCAATTATGATTTAGTAACTTGTGGGATTGCTGCTTGTAAAACTAATTTTAATTTAGCTAATGGAATTACTGTAGATTATGTTGATCCTGCTTATATGGTATATTCTTATACAGAAGATCCAAATTTTGAAGATATATATTATGTAGGGGAAGTAAAAGGAATTACTATTCCTGAACTTAAGAAACAGTTTCCTAATATTCCTAATGAAGAATTAGAAAAAATTCAACAAAATAAAGGAAATAGAAACTATATTTATGGGTGGGGTGCTTTTGATGAAAATACAGTTCAAGTATTATACTTTGAATATAAAACTTATACTGATCAAGTATTTAAAATAAAAGAAACTCCTTATGGATTACAAAAAGCTTTAGAAAAACCCGATACATTTAATCCACCTGAAAATGATAATTTTGAAAGAGTAGGCAGAAGTATAGAAGTATTATATAAAGGTGTTAAAGTTTTAGGTACTAATACTATGTTGCAATGGGAGATGGCTGAAAATATGACTAGACCTTTTGCTGATACTACTAAAGTAGAAATGAATTATGCTATTTGCGCCCCAAGAATATATAAAGGACGTATTGATTCTATTGTAAGTAGAATTACAGGATTTGCTGATATGATTCAATTAACTCATTTAAAACTTCAACAAGTTATAGCCAGAATAGTACCTGATGGTGTATTTTTAGATATGGACGGATTGGCTGAAGTCGATCTTGGGAATGGCACTAACTATAATCCAGCTGAAGCATTAAATATGTATTTTCAAACCGGTTCAGTTGTGGGTAGATCTTTAACACAAGATGGTGAATTAAATAGAGGGAAAATACCAGTACAAGAATTAGCTACTAATTCAGGTCAAGCTAAAATTCAAAGTTTAATTCAAACATATAATTATTATTTACAAATGATAAGAGATGTAACCGGATTAAATGAAGCTAGAGATGGTAGTTTACCTGATAGAGATACTTTAGTAGGACTCCAAAAAATTGCAGCACAACAGTCTAATATTGCTACTAAACATATTAATAATGCTAGTTTATGGCTAACCTTAAGGGCATGTGAAAATATTGCTAAAAAAATTAGCGATATGCTAGAATATCCATTAACTGCTAATGCATTAAAAGAAAGTATTTCTACTTTTGATACAGAAACACTAAGAGAAATTGATCATTTATCTTTACATGATTTTGGTATATTTTTAGATTTAGAACCTGATGAAGAAGAAAAAGCTCAATTAGAACAAAATATTCAAGTAGCTTTATCTGGCGGGGGTATTGATTTAGAAGATGCAATAGATATTAGACAAATACGCAATTTAAAATTAGCTAATCAATTATTAAAACAAAAACGTAAACAAAAAGAACAACGTGATCAGCAAATTCAAGAACGTCAAATTCAATTAACAGCACAAGCAAATGCTGATGCAGCTCAAAAAGCAGCTGAAGTAGAATTACAGAAACAACAGGCATTAGCTGAAAAAGAATTACAAATTGAACAAGGTAAATCCCAATTTGAAATTCAACGTATGCAAACTGAAGCAGAAATTAAACGTCAATTAATGGCAGAAGAATTTAATTATCAATTGCAATTAGAGCAAATGAAAATGCAAGCAGAACAGCAAAAAGAAAAAGATATAGAAGATAGAAAA